ACCTCGCCGAGCTGGCGCTCGCGCTCGGCATGCTCGTTGATCTGGCGCACCTCGGTATCGAGGCCGTCGATCGTCTGGCCGAGCGCTTCGTACTCGGTCGATTCGTCGCCGTTCATGGCGCGGCCGGCGTCGCGGGCGGCGCCGAAAAGCTCCTGCATCCGCGCCCACGCCTGCCGCTTGTCGTTCTCGATTTCGCGGATCGTCCGCATGGGATCCCTCCTCGGGATTAGCTGGCCCGCCCGAGCCCGTACCGGGAAGCGATGGCGGAATGGCGGCGCGCCTCGTCGGCGCGGTCGGACCCGGCCTCATCGGCCGGAGGGTCGGTTTGGTCGGCGGCGCGCGCATCGGCGATGAGCGCTTCGAGGCCGTCGGCGTGCTCGCGAAGGGCATCGACGGCGGAGCGGATGACGGTTTCGTCGGCGGCGCTGTTGCGGCGGCCCGCCCGGAACGCCGGCATCGCCGCCGCGAGGAGCGAACGGAGGGCGGCATCGGTCTGCGGGTACGCCGGGTAGGTCACCACGGACACGTCGTAGAGCCGAGCCCGGGTCACCGTTCGCGTCCACATGCCGTCCGGCCGCTGCCCCCACTCCTCGCCGAGCGCTTCGAAGGCGAACGACATGCCGGACACGTCACCGCGCTCGAGGCTGACGGCGATGTCGCGGCCGTACGACGTCGGCGCGAGGTCCGCCTCGACGGCGAGCGCCTGGGGCGAATCGATCAGCCGGAGCGTGTCCCCCGCATCGCCGCGACGGCGCGCGAGGACGAGGGACGGGTCGTGATTGACGAGGAGGCGGATGTCGTCGGCGGCGATGGTTTCGGCCACCGCGCCCGGCGCGATCCGCTCCAGGAAATCGCCGAACCACGGATCCCCGATCTGCGTCCATTCGTCGTAGACGATGGCGTTGCCGCGGAAGGCGAGGCCATCGCCGGGTTCGCCCGCCGCCCGGGACTCGGGCCGGAACGGCACGATCCGGAGTTCGCGGGCCTCGGACGCGGGCCGGGGTTCGGTGCGAGGGTCGCGACGCGTGGGCATGCGGGCCTCCATGGCCATGAGGCTAGGAACCCGGGCGCGAGAGGGTCACGGCGCGGCCGGCGGCGGCGCGGGTTCGGCCGCGGGCGGCGCTTGCTGCCCGATCTGCACGGTCACCGGCGTCAGGTTCAGCGGCGAAACGTAGACCTCGCCCTCCCCGTCGGGGAGCGGCTCGAGGTCCTCGAAGGCCCGGATTTCGTCGGCGTTGAGCCACCCGTTCGAGCGCGCGATCGCATACGCCTGGTATCGCGCGAGGAGGTTGCCGCGCATCAGCCCGGCATAGTTCCAGCGCGCGTAGCGGTTCGGGTTCCGCATGAGGATCTCGTCGGTGATGGCCTCCTCGAACCGCTGCGAGTACGCCGAGAGGGTGAACGTCACGAACGCGCGAGTCTGCTCTTCGAGGCCCGAACCCCACGATGTCGACCCGCTCGAGTCGGCGAGGAGGTGCGGCGGCACGCCGAACAGGCGCGCGATCTCCTGCACCTGGAACCGCCGGGAATCGAGGAACTGCGCGTCCTCGGGCGCGATCGACGTTGGCGACCACTTCGCGCCGTTGTCCATCACCGCCACGCGGTGCGCCCGCCCGAGGCCGCGATGGTGCGTTTCCCATCGCCGCGCGAGGGCCTCCGCCTCCTCGGGGTCGAGCTCGGCCTCGGTGGTGATCACCCCGCCCGGGAGCGAACCCTCCGAAAAGATCGTCGCGCCGTAGGTTTCGGCGGCGATGGCCAGCTGCGCCGCGAGGCGCTCCGCCCGGATCGGATTGACCCCGACGAGGCCGTTGTAGCTCAGGCCCGGGACGTGGATGATCTCGCCCCGCCCGCCCGAACGGTCCGCGGCGAGGCGGCCCATGTACGGCGCCGAGCGGTCGCCGTCGACGATGAAAACCTTCCGCCGCGTCACCGGATCGCGGCCGACCTCGACGCGCTGCGGCGCGATCGGCCAGAGTTCGCCGACATCGCCGAGGCCGTTCGCCGGCGCGTAGATGTACGCGTTCCCGGCGAGCGCGACGTGGGAGATCACCGTTTCCCAGAAAACCGACCGCGAAACCTCGGGATTCGGCCGGCCCCAGATCACCCGCTCGCGCGGGTCCGCGACCTCACGGCGGCGCACGCCGTCGCGTTCGAAGACGTGGAGGGGGAGGCGCGAGATCGAGGCGATGAGCGACACCGCGCGGTAGACCGCCGTGATGCGGACGGCGCTTTCGGGTGTCACCCCGGGGAGGCCCGCGCCCGGCGCGCCGTCGATGGAGATCCCATCGATGCCGTTCGCGATCGCCTGGTACAGGGGCACGGACGGGTCGTTGACGCTTGAAAGCGGAGTCAGACTACGCGCGACCGCCCGGAGCAGGTTGGCCATGCCGCGAGGCTATCCCCGCGCCCGCGAGAGGGGGCGGGCGCGCGCGGCGAACTATGCCAATTGACCGCGCTTAAGAACCATGCCACTTCGCTATACTCGGCATTTTCACGGTTGACCAACGTCAACCGTGACCCGATACTAGAAGTGTCCCCGGGAGGATTAGGCCCCTCCCGGGAGAACCACAGTAGGAGATAGCTACCATGGCCAACACCGAGACTACCACGTTCGAGATCGTCACGCTTGAGGACGGCGAGTGGGTTACCGACTACGTCGGCGCCGAAAACACGTTTAACACCATCGATGAGGCTCTTGAGGCCATCCGCTCGCGCCGCGCGCTCGGCGGCGAGCGCCGCTCGTAGCCGTTCGCGTCCTTCGAGACGAAGACGAACCGGTACGAGAGCGTGCGGTACGGCACGAGCGCCGCCGTACCGCCGGGCGACCGGTAGTCGGTGACGTGGCGGATGTCGAGCCCGGCGAAGCGGGCGCGGCCGTCGACGAGGGCCACGGTGCCACGCTTGCCGCTCACGTAGAGGTTGCCGCGAGCGCTGGCGAACGAGCTCTCTGCGTCCTCGTAGGACGGCGGCGCCCACGGATCGTCGGCGACGGATGCCGGCTCTCCGACGTCGACCGCGTCGACCGAGGCGGTGTACGCGCCGGTGTTGGCGTCCCGCTCGATCGACAGCACGCTGCCCTCCGGCGTTTCGTGCAGTGAGACGATCCGGCGCGTGGTCGACTGGTTCCGCACGATCTGGAAGTTCGGCCGCGACTCGGCGACGCCCTCGGCGCGGATCACGCACCCCTCGGCACGCCGCAACGCGCCGCCGCCCGCCGCGGCGTAGCCGGACGGGTCGCGGGCGATGCCCTGCAGGGCGAGTTGAGTCGTGACGCTCACCGCCAGCGCCTCCCGATGCCCACGGTCTGGCGAAGCGGCGAGCGGATGCGGGTGATCGGCCGCGAGCCTTCCTGGTTGCGCGGCTCAGTGATGTCGGCGGCGGCGCGCTTGCGGCGTTCCAAGCGCCGGCCGAGCATGTCGGCCGTCTCGGAGTCCTTGAGCGACTCGGCCACCTGCGCCGCAACCGCCGCCTCGAGCACCGGCTGGTACGCGATGGGGAGCGGCGGATAGCACGTGGTGTCGCGCGGGCAGAGGTAGTCGGCGCGGTCGTTCGGGTACGTCACGAGGTCGACGAAGTCTGCCGTGACAATCGGAGTGGCCGGGTCGAGTAGAATCGTCGTGGTCCCTGCGCCACCGCTCAACACGAGATCGACGTAGGACAGATCGAACGGCGCATCGCCGCGCACGATGTCGAGGTAGTAGCCGACGGGCCACGTCGAGGGCGAGCCCGTGACGTGAAGGCTCGTCGTGCTCGACGCGTACTCGATCGCCGCGCACGACGACGTGGGCACGAGCCGGTTGGTCTCGCGCATGTACTGCACGCGGAGCGAGTAGCCGGACGGCGGCGGAGACGGGAAGACGATGTTGTCCGCCTGGAACGAGTAGCAGTAGGAGTTGATCGTGACGGTGCGGCCGTTCCAGCCGACGACCGGATCGATCTGCGGGATGGTGAACGCGACGCCGTCGCTCGTGACCATCTGCACGCCGACCACGCCGCGCCCGAGGGCTCGTCGAGGAATCGGGTAGCTCTTCACCGACGGCGAGAGCGCCTGGTCTTCGTGCGTGAGCCAGAAGCCCTCGCGCGCGGACTTCATGCAGTCCGCGACGATGGTCACGAGCTCCTCGTCGGCGCGCGTGAGGATCTCGGCCGCCGTGATGTCGCTGGCGTCGGGGAGGTAGGCGAGCCTACGCACCGCCGTCACGAGGTCGTCGGTGCTATAGGCCATCGCTCACCGCCGCATCGTCGTCAGGTCGTCCTCGTCGTCGTCCGCCGGCCCCGGCGTCTGCTCGGCCGGGGCGAGACCGCGCCGCGTCGACGTCGCCGGAGGCATCGCCTCCATGCCCGTCGCCACTTCCTCGGCCTGCATCGACTGGTCCTCGGCGCTCTCCGTGTCGTCACCGCCCTCGATGGTGACGCCGCCGCCGGGCGAGATGATGATGCGGATCGCCTCCTGCTCTTCGGCGGGAAGCGCATCCATGATGCGCCCGCGGCCCATCTGCGCCGAGAGCGCGTCGAGCGCCGCGAGCTGCGCCTCGTCGTCTTCCTCGCCCATCATCACGCCACCGTCGCGCCGAGAGAGAAGGTGGACACGCTCGAGGCCCACGCTTCCGTGGTGCTCGGCGCGAAGCTGGTCGCGGAGAGCGCGCCGTTCGTCATCGTCTCCGAGAGGGAGACGAGCGCGCCGGCCCGGCCGCCCTCCTGGTAGGTCAGCACGGGCGACGAGGTGCCGCTCGCGCTGATGAGGCCCTTGAGCTTGGAGTGCGCGTTGATGCACGCGACGAGGGCCGCGCCGTCCGCCGCCGCCGAGACGGCGCAGAGGAACTGCGACTCGCCCGAGGGCGCCGCACTCTTGCCCGTGAGCGTCACGCCGCCGATGACGAGCGTCTCGTTGTTGCCGATGGTGCCCGAGAGCGTGAGCGTGACGGACTGGAGCGCGCCCGCGTTCTTGCCGCCCGCGAACGTGGCCGCGCCGAGCGTCCACCCGCTGCCGCCGGCCGAGTACTTCACGATCGTGAAGCCGTTGCCGATGGTGCCGGGCTGCGTGATCGTGACCGTCACCGTCCCCGAGGACGCCTGCGCGGTGAGCAGGCCGAACGCGCGCGGGTCGGCGTTGATCTGCGCGGCGAGGCTCGCGGCCGTCGCGGTGTTGTCGGTGACCTTCTGGAAGGTCGGGTCGCCGAGCGTGACGGCGCTCGTCGAGCACGTGTAGGTGAGCGTCTTGCCGTTCGGCGCGACGATCGCCACGTAGTCTCCGGCCGCGAGAGACGCGTAGATCGGCGCGATCGTCTGCGTCGCCTGCACGCCGGTAGAGTCGTCCGCGCTGACGCGGATGGCCGCAGGCGCGATGCCCGCGTCGATCTCCGCGAAGAGCGAAGACAGACGCGAGATCGGCGCGTGCAGGTCCTTGGTTCCGATCTTCTGCGTGAGGTCTGCTCCCGACCGGGTCGGGAACGTCGCCTCGATGTAGAGCTTCCCGGCCATCGTCAGCAGCCTCCGTCAGAGATCAGGGGGCGCCGCGCGAGACGATGCCGGTGATCTTCACCTGCTTCGCCGGCTTGCGGCAGTACACGAACTGCGAGGAGAAGTTGCGGATCTCGCATCCCGTCTTGTCGGGGACCTCGAGGAAGAAGTCCTCGTTGCCCACGCCGGGGAGCTTGTTCGTGAGGTCCGAGACGCCCGCGCGGACCCACTCGTCGACCATCAGGCCGAACGCCTCGCCGCACTTCACCATCGGGTGCGGGCGCAGCGTCATCGCCGAGCCGTTCGTTCCGTAGAACTTGAGCTCGGTCGTCCCGTTCACCATCTCGGTCTTGGTCGAGTCCGAGAAGCGACGAAGCGCCGCCTGGTCGTCCATCACGTCCTGCCACGCGAAGGGGTTCAGGAGGTACGTGATCTCGCCGTACCCGCCGCGGTTCACGAGGCGCGTGGTCGCGCTGTGGATCGCGCCCATCGTGAGCGGCACGCTCGAGAGCGCGTAGGTGTTGCCGCGCCACAGGCCGTAGGTGGCCGCGTCGATGCCGAACATCGAGCCCGTGTTGGTCACGATGGCGTCGACGCCGTGCATGGAGCCCGCCGTCGCGCCGCCCGCGCCGATGAGGACGAACACGGGGTTCGTCGCCGCGGCGATGTTGGTCATGTCGGTCGAGTTGCCGGTGATGAGGATCTTCTTGGTGTCCGGGTCCACCACGCGCGTCATCTCGACGGTCGCGTTGGTGTTGATCTTCGTCCCGCCCACGGCGTCGTACACGTCGACGAGCGCCTTCTCGAGCTGGACCCAGATGCCGGGCGCCCACGACGCCGAGGTGAGCGTCACGGTGCGGGTCGTGCCCGAGCCGGAGAAGCTCGCGGCCGTGCCGATGCTCGACGCGCCGCCGTAGAGCATGAGGATCTCGGCGATCGTGCGGTGCTGCTCGTCGAGGCCGAGGATGACCTCGTCCATCGCGGAGCCGAACGCCGCCGGGCCCGAGTTCCACGCCGCCGCGATCGCGCCGTACGCGATCTGCGAACGCATGTGGATCTCGTTCGACGTGATGACCGCTTCCTCGCTGTGCAGCGGGATCGCGGCGTTGAGGGTCTGGATGGTGCCGAGGTTCGACCCGTTCACCAGCGTGAGCCCCTGCTCACGACGGAGGAAGATCGGCTCGCGGAAGTCCTTGCCGAGCTGCTTGCGCTCCTGGAAGGGGAACATCCCCTGGAGCACCGCCCACTCCGGCACGAGCTTCTGCGCCTCGCCGTATCGGGTCTTGTACCAGCCGTTCAGATCGGTGAGCCCCACGCCTGCCATGCGAAATCTCCGGTGCGATGCGCTCGTCGAGCGCGTTGCGGTCCGGTCCGTTCGCTTGCGGCGGTCTCACGACGTGCGGCCCCGAAGGGCTTGGCCGCGTGAGTGCGGGGCTAGTGACCTATGTTCACTTGCGACCCTACTTCATCTGCTTCGCACGTGCAACGCGCGCTCTGCGGCCATGTCCTGCTCGCGCAGGAACTTCCGGAGCTGGTCCGGCGTGCGGATGGCCTCGGGGATCTTCCCCGGCTTCGCGACGCGCGTCTGCTGCCCGCGGCCGGGCTGCGACATGACGCGCTTGACCTCGGCCTGCTGGAGCTTCGCCGCGTTGTCGCCGAGCAGCTCGCGTAGCTTCTCGGGCGGCAGGCTCTTCGCCATCGCCGAGATCGCCTCGGAGAACTCCGCGCGCACGCGCTCCGCGACCTGCGCGTCCGTGTACGGGATGCCGTGCCGCAGCGCCTCGGCCTTGATGGCGGCGTAGCGGCCGATGGTCTCCGGCGTGACCGGAAGCCCGACTTGCTCGAGCACGACGGGGACCGTCTTCTTGAGCTGGTCGAGCGCCTGCGCGCGCTGCTGCGCCTGCCGCGCCTCGGCCGCCTTCTTCTGCTCGGCCTCGAACGCCGCGCGCTCGCGCTGTAGCTTCGCTTCGCGCTCGGCGAAGTCGCGGTCCGCGCGCTCGCGCTGCTCGAGCTGCGCGCGCTCCTGCGCCGGCATCATCTCGCGCTTCAAGCGCTCGGCGACGCGGCGCTCCATCTGCCCGTAGGCGACGTCCTCGCCGAGGATGCGCGCGACGAGGTCGAACGCCTTCTCCGGGTCGCGGAGCGGCGCGAGCTCGGCCTTGAGGCGCTCGATGGTGTCGGCCGCCTGCTTCTTCGCCTCGCTCGCCTCGCGGAAGCGCTGGTGAGCCCCCTCGGCGAGCGGCAGGCGCTCGTAGGCTTCGGCGAGCGAGAACTCGCGCTCTTCGCCGTTCACCTTGACCTTGCGCTTGTACGCCGCGAGCTCGCGCTCGAGGTGCTCGCTGATGTCGATGTCGGCCTCCGTGCCGTCCGCGAGCCTGTGCTTGACGAGGCGCGGCTCGCGCTGCGTCCCGGGCTGCTGCGGCTTCGCCTCGCGCGGCTGCGCGGTGCCCGTGGCCACCTCCTGCGCGCTCTTCGCGGCGGGAGCCGGCGCGCCCGGACGCGCGGCGGCGGCGGGCTTCTGCGCGATGGGCGGGGCCGGGGCCCACTTGTGCCCCTTCGGCGGCGCTCCGCGCGTGTCCGCGGCGGGCGCGGACGGCGTCGGAGCGGATGCGGGCGCGCTCGTTGGCGCGGACGGTGCGGGGGCTGCGGCGGGCGCGTTCGGCGTGCTCACGACGCGGCATCCTCGTCGTGGATGATCGCGACGACGTGGTCCTCGGAGACGAGGGACCGTCCAGCGCCCATGTCCATCGCCGGGCCGCTGACGAGGATGATGGACCCCTTCGGGATGCGGACCTCGACGAGCTTCCCATCGCGAACGACGCCGGGGCCGACGTCGATCACGCGGTGGAACTTGTACTCCTGCCGCGCGGTGTCCGGCGTCACGATGAGACTCTGCGTCTTCGGCTTGTGCTCGACGACGAGAAGCAGGTTGCGGAGCGGCTCGATCTTCCCATTCACGTTCATGGCTCTCTCCTTCGGGTCGGGGTCAGGGCTGCGGCGCGCGCGCGCCGGTGAGGGGGTTCGTGGGCATGTTCGGGCCACCATCGGGCGGCGGACCTCCGAGCGGGCGCGCCTTGCTCGGGTCGGGCGGGCCGTCGGACAGGTCGCCGTTGGCCTTCGGCCCCGCG